GCGTTGATCATATATATTTTTATCATCTTCTGTTAATATATAGCTAGGAGATGCCTCCATTCGCTTTATTAATTCTTTTAAGTCTTTGCCTTCACTAGTTAACTCTTCGTCTGGTACATCTATTAAACTTAATAAATATCTTCGGCTCACATACCTACTCCATTAAAGACGAGCGTCTTCCATACCAGCAACTCGAAGCTTCACTATATTAGTTAGTTGCCATTGCTTTTGGTCTAGAGCCTTAGTGACTCCTAACCATTTGTTCCGCATAAGTGCGAATTCGTTAATGATTTTTTCGTAATCAACAACGTCAGCTTCACCGTCAACATACTTTTCTACGTCACGACTACTTAATGCTCGTTGATAACTTTCCAAATATTTTCTAAAAAATGAACTTCTTAAACGGCGTAATTCAATATTTAGATATTCTAATATCGCTTCAAGCTCTTGAAGTTGATTGAACCGTTGTTCAACTAAGCCGGGCATCTCTGCCGCGGCATTTTCGATACTACCTTTAATCCGGATCTCAGCCTTAGCTTCTTCAAGCTCATGTTCAAAGTATCCTATTGCCGCAGGTATCTTATTAATATTTTTTGCAACGTCTGAATACCAGCCCATTAATAGACCTCGTCCTCGCTATCGTCGTCATAATCTTGTTCTTCGTCTTCAAGATAATAAGATATAGCTTTGTCTAAGTCACTATCATGTCCTATTGCATCTCGGAAGTCTTCATCGGAACAACCAAAATCTGCACATAAATCAACATAGCGTTCTGCAACGGTTTCCATGCTTTTTTTGTCAACATACTCTTTAAAGCATTGCCAAATTTCGCTGACATGTGATCCACTTTCTATCATATAATCCTTACTCCTCTATAACAGTTTCTATGTTAGTATTCTCATCTTCTGTTTCGGATTCTTTAGTTTGAAAAGAATCGAAGTTATTCATAATTATGTCTAACTTCTCGCCTGACCAGTCTTTTCGATATTCAAGAGTTTCCTTACCAGTTGAATCAACGTATTTAAGTCGATTGCCTTGCTGTACTAGTAGGCCTTTCTTCTCAAATAAATCAACTAACCCTGAGTACGGATCCATGCCTGTTTCATATGGTATTTTAACTTGTACGCCTTCAAAAGGTTTTGCATAACGTGTTTTCATAACCTTACAAGCGGCTCTAATACCCATTACATCAGTTACTTTTTTACCATCTAAATCTTCTTTAAGTTTTAGTTTTTTCATTGCAACTACAATACTAGATGCGTAGATAAATCCTTGTCCACCACTAATTTTATCATCTGGGTTGAACATATCTTGTGATGCGTAAGTGTGATTAGTACATACTAGTCCTACGTTATGTGAACCAATCATATTAACGGTATTACGTACTAATGAAGTAAGTGCTTTAGGTTTACGACCCATATCACCCTTCATATCACCCTTATTAAACTGATCTACATCAGTTGGTGTTAGTAACATACCCAAGCTATCAATAACAAACAACACCTTAGGTCGGTCTGTATCAGCCATTTCTCTGTATTCTGACATAAAGGTACTAATAGTTTTAGCAACATCGTCAATCATCGACATGTTAAGTTTTAGGATTTTCTTTTCGTCTGTGTCTACATTAAGTGCTTGTAACCATTTTTCATCTAATGCATTTTCACTATCAATTAGTACAACAAAGATCCCTTGATCTTGTGCCGCCTTGACAATGTTACCTGCACAAATGTATGATTTACCTGCACCTGATTCTCCAGCAAATACAGTAACTTTGCCTAAAGGAACACCTTTATTAAAGTCACCACTTACTAGATAGTTTAGTGCATAATTACCGGTACTGACCCAATCAGTTGGATCGTTAAAGCCTGAACTCATACCTGTAATAGATTTTGTTAAGTTTTTACGAAACTTAGAAACGTCGAATGCTCTATTGGTCATAATTTCTCCTTGTCCAATTATTATGAGGGTGACTGTTTCCAGCCACCCTGCATAACACTATTAGTTGGTTTGACGTGAGCGGATCATTTTTAAAATGTCTTCCGCTTTATTATTATCCGTTGCCGGTGCTACTTCTTCAGCAACTGCGTTAGTAGTAGCTGATGCTTCTACTGCTGGAGTTACCGGAGTTGGAGTTACCGGAGTTGGACTTGGACTTGGAGTTGCGGCCTTAACAGGATCTCCTGTACGAGCCGACATTCCCGCTGGGCGGAAATAACTACCAAATTTTTCCATGTCATACGCTTCGCCATCTACAGATTTTTCAAACATCTCTTTGATAGCGGCAACTTCTACTTCGCCTGGTTTCTTAGGTAAGTAATCGTTTAACGTATACAAGCCATGATCTTCTACAGCTTTATACTCATCTTCATTTAATGGACGCTCTCTACGTGCCCAAGTTGAAGTTGAATAGTCTGCATAACCACCTTTAGAAGTTTTAGAAATTCTAAAGTCTACACCTGCTGTATAGTCGGTTGGCATTTCTTGCATGTCAGGATCCATTAATGCACCCTTTATGATTTGGAAAATTTGAGGTCCAATAATAAAACGTCTAATTGGATTTGTTGGAGTGGTATCCTCGCTAAGAGGGTTATCAGTTACAAAGCCCTGGAATACATATGAACGTTTCTTCCAATACTTACGTCCCATATCTTCTAGGTTTTTATCTTTGAACCAACCACGTACTTCTGAAAGTACAGGACAAGTTTCGCCATACATTTCCATACATGGAACTTGCACTTGTATAGGTCGCGAATCAGACTGATTCGAAACTCCTGCAAAAGGTAGTTTGATCATCAATCGTTCTTTCCAGAAAAAAGTATTATCTTCATCTCCGTCTGGTAAGAAACGAATCGTTGCCGACTCACCTTCTTTTAAATTCCAAAATGGGTAAATTGCGTTGTCGCCGCCGCTTGACCCGCCTGAAGAGCGAGTTTCTTGTTCTTTTAGTTTTGCACGAATTTCTGCTAGTGTTGCCATAATTATAGCCTCCTTGAGTTGTTGTTAAGCCTTCGTTGCTTGTGCCTTGTTAATAGTAGCACATGTTACATGATACTATCTTTTACTTAGTAAGTCAAGTTCTTATTTGCCTTATTAATAATAGTAGCACATGTTAAACATTATACTACGTTCTACTTAGTAAGTCAAGTTCTTATTTGCCGAAAAAGTGGATTTACTGGGGGATACCAGCCAATTGTTTTACACGAGACATTTCGTCGTCTTGGTTATGAAACAATTTTGTAATCATCTTTTCTGCAAATGGTAAACTCTTCTCACCAAATTCTTTTTCTACGGAAGTTAAAACTGCCGTTTCGCCTTTTGGAAATTTGTTAGTAGTATAATCATAATAACTTTTGATTAGTTCTTCTAGTCTTTCCGATGGTTTTCTTTTGTCGCCTTTATCGTCTTTCCCGTCCTTGCCTTTTTGTTTTAACATCTTTTTAATTATTTCAGGATCAAAGTTTTGTCCCTTATCTGGATGTCCGAGTGGTGCCGCCTCTGCAGGTACTTCTGCAGGTACTTCTGCAGGTACTTCTGTATCTGCTGTATGATCTGCATCGTCTGGTCTACCTAATTGTATTTGGTCCATAACTTCTGGAGCCTTAGCTTCTATCCATTTCATTACAAGTGGTGTTACGTTAATGTCGGAGTCTTTTTGTCCAATTTTACGGAACATTTCTTGTAGTTTTGGATCATCAATAACTCCTGCTAAACTTGAAATAGCATTCGCACCATTAACACCTGCTGGAAAATGATCAGCTACTAATTCGTTAATTTTACTAATTGCTTGATTTTTAGTTTCTTCGTCGCCGTCTAATATTGAATTCTCAGCTTCACCAACAATATAAGAAATAGCTTTTTCATATGCTGATATTGGATCAAATGCTTGTGGATCCATTTCTTCGTCGGTACTATTACCTTGTACTTTATCATTAGCATCTTCAGATGCCCGTTGCATTATCTCTTCAAAGTCAGCTTCAAGTGGCCATGCCTTAGGTCCATCATCAAAATCATGTGAATTTATTCTACCTGGATTGTTTTCGTCGTCTACATAACCTTTAACTGACTTAGGATCAACTGTTACAGTTTTTGATTCTGGATCAATTTGAGCTGTATAAGTTACTCCACCCGGAGATAGTTCTCCATCATCTCCAGTAAATTCCCACTCTACATCACCTTCAATTGTGTTTGAATTATCTTCTAACATCTCTTCTGGACCAAGTTCGTTAACTTTTTTAGAATCATTAATAAGTTTATAAACATAAGGAAATACGCTTTTTAATTCTTCATTAAATGATCTAATAGTTAATTCATCAATCCAACTGTTACTAACATCTTCTGGAACATCTTCTAATACTTCTTGCTTATAATTATCAACAGCATTTTTATAATATGATTCACGTTGTAATTTTAAAACTTCGTTCTTAACAGAAGTTAATCGTTCATTAACAACGTCAACATAACCCTTTAAGCCTTCTGCCATTACTGCACTACGATTCATATAAGTTTTAAATTGACGTAATTTAGAAAGTTCTTCGCTGAGTGAAACGATATGTTTTCCAAATTCATCATAAAGATTTCCACCTTCAGCAACGTGTCGGGCTAATGCTCTCGCACCGTTTAGGTGTCTAAATGGATATTTAAATCTTTCGCCATTATCGCTTTCAATATAAATGCTATGAACGTGTTGCGTTCTTGATCCAGCAATTTCTGGGTTAACTGCTTGTGTGTGTTTAAGTACTAAACGAGCCTTGTCGACATCTTCATAGCTTGTTCGACTCGTTCCGTACATTTTAGATTCACTCATTGTGTTGTCTCCGGAGCTATTTTTAGTTAGGTGTGCATAATCTCGCTTATCAAGATTTGACTTTGTAATATCACGGGTATCAAAATTCATCATATTTTTCTTAGAAAATATTCTTAATTCTTTTAGGAAATCGTACCAGCTAGTTTTAACAGTATCTGATTCATCAGTTATAAATGAATCATTGTAAGTTATTACTACCCCGTCTTCTTCATTAATAGTGATACTTACTTTACCTAGTATTCTTTCGCCTTCTTTAAAATCAAAGTCAAAGTAGCGAGCTGTTTTGGGATCGTCTGTAACGATACCCTCTGCATCACCTATAGTAACTGATGGAAATCGGCCTCTAATCTTAGCAAATAAATTCTCTGATATTTTATCCATTGTGCTCATGTTATTATTTATCTGTATTGCGTCGTAACCATAATAGGCATTGGCGCTACAAAGTCCTCTGGTTGGTCGGAATCAGCTTGGTTAAATGTGTCATATACTCTTGGATCCCATGCTTTTAGTACAGTGATCATTCGCATTGTTAATATAGAAGCCATTACTAAGTCGTCAGTTTCGCCCGGTTTTGCTTTAAAGCTAGAACCAGCCGCAACAAACCCTTTAAGTTCAGTAATTAAAGGTTTACTGTTTATTTTCATTCTATCGTTTTCGATCATAGTCTTAAGTTTAGCACATGCACTTATTTTTGATATATGTGTAGTATTAAATCCTTTACGGAACTTACGAACATGTCCTTTTTTCATCGGTTCACTAACAAACATTCCTGGTATATTCTCTTCACCGAAATCATTAATAACAATAAGGGCGGCTTCGCCTATAGCATTATTTTCTACACTCCAGTAAATATTTTGTCCTGTTGTATTTCCAGTTTCTTGAAGATAAATGCAAATATCCTTCATAATTCTAATTTGTGCAGGGATCGGTGTTGTATTATGCCGCCACTCTGCAATTTGTATGTAAGTAGGTAATTCAATAACTTGAATTGCTGAGTAATCGCCACCAGTACCCATTGCAGGATCTAATGCTACTACATACGTTTTATCTCCTGATGGTTTTCCGTACCAACGAGTTTGACCCATATTAAGTACAGGATCTACTCCCTCTAATGTAGACAATTTAATTGAATTAATTAATGTTTCATCATAAACTAAGAATTCACAACCGTACTCACGCCTAAATCTTTCTTCACCAATACGGCCCACTTCAACTTTTGCCCAATCCTCATCTCTATCTGGATGAGCATCCCATGGAGCAGTATATCCATGAAATCCATTAATTCCTATTGGGTTCTCGTTGCCATTATCGTCAAATTTATTTTGCGATTCTTTCCATATAATTGCAAATGTATCTTCGTCGGAGTTTGGTGTTGATGTAATAATTGCACGACCACCTGTTGCTAGTGTAGGTGACATTGAAGTCCAAAATTCATCAGCAATACTAGGATTAACAAATGCAAACTCATCACAGTATAGTAAAGATATAGACATACCTCTACCAGTATTACCTGTAGTAGTAGCACTTACTAATCTACTACCGTTTTCAAATTCCATTGACCCTTTATTATAATTTGTAACGCCTGCCCGAATAAAGTCTGGACATAATTCATATCCGTAACGAACACGTTGCATAATTTCTTGGGCACCAGCAAATTTATGTGCGGCAATTAATATTGTTTGATCAGGATGGAACATAGCATACCATAAAAGATATGCAGAAGCACAAGTTGTTTTACCACTTTGACGCGGTAACATATTAACATTGAATCGATGATTATGGTAAGCACTTAATAGTTCTTCTTGATATTTAAAAGGTTTGAATAACATTTTACCTTCAACAGGATGTTGAATATACATGAAATTTTGTGCAAAGTGTAAATAACCTGTAACAGGATCCATACAGGCTTTTAAGTGCTTTATTTCGGCTTCACCGAACTTTTCACGTAAGTGAGCTTTTTTAGTTAATACGCCGTCTAAACTTTTTACCATACTAGTATTTATTGGCAAAAATAGGACCCGGAGGTCCTATTTGAGTTTAAAATATTTGGGAGGAAATATTAAAATTAATTTATGATATAACTACGGAAGTACCAGCCGCAACATCTGAACCTGTAACATCAATATTGTTTGGTCCAACTGTTGTGCCTAATCTTCTAATACGTATTTGCATATCTGCCGCTGAAGAATTATTATCCATTACTACATGAATAGTACCAGCCGCTGTATTAGTAACCATATACATTAATGGGCTTAATTCTTTCATAATGTATTCAGCCGCTTCTTCAACTGCATCATCTTCTGCTCTTAAATCTTGTGCAGTATTTGAAGCGTTCTGTATCGTTACTAAATATGCTTTTGCATTATGTCCGTAAAGTGTTCCTGCTGTAACACCTAGTCCGTTTGTTCTTGTAAAGCCTACCATTATTTTTTCCCTTTTTTATCTTTGATGGCTTTTTTCATTGGTTCTTTTTTATCGCCATCTTTGTCCATATCAAGAAAGTCTGGTTTTGTTTTCTTTTCTTCTAACGCTTTCCAAAGTACTTCTTTAATTGAACCTTCTAAACGAGTTAGCTCAGCCCTAATTGCCATTGGATTATCACCACCTGCTACTTTTGGATAAGATTTTTTAGGTCCGTTTAATCCGCCTGCTAAATCTTTAGTCATAAGTTTTGTATCACCATATTTTTCATCAGGTTCGTTAGCGTAGTCTTGTCCTTCTTCAGGACCGTCTGGGTCAGTTAATGAATCTCCAGCCGCCGCACCTACTAATGAACCTAAAGCTCCTCCACCTGTTGCGGCGCCTACTGCGGCTCCGCCAAGTGCGCCAACAATGCCTGAATCTACATCTTGGTCACATGGTGAATCGTCTTTACCTGGAATCCCAGGATCATCAGTGTGAGGTAATTTTAATAATTTAGGCTCACTATCCATATCTGGTTTATCAATTATACTTCTAAATTTTTCCATATCCATTCTTGGATTTGGATCGCTCATGTCTGATGCTGGTGCCGCTTTATCTAGCCCTGCATTCTGCATCATTTTTAAAAGCATGCCAACGTCATCAGCTGTGTCGCCGTTCATCATAATATTCATTGATGCTTGTTCATTCAAATCATTAGCTTTATTTAAGCTATCAATTTTTTTATATATGTCATTCAATTTCATCTATTTGCTCCCTAGAGGACTGGTTGTTCCTGGTTCACCCATATCGTGTTTTTGTTCTTTATCACTCAAGCCATCTGGAACTTGTTTATTTTCACGTTCAGATCTAACTTTTTCAAGATCTTTTAACAAGGCCATTACTCTACCGCCGCCAACTGTGACTTCTGGATTCGGAATAGCTGATTCCATTTCGGAACCTAAGTTAGCAGTATATACTTTATCATACTGTTCGCTATCTTGGTATTCTTCTTGTGGCTCACCTGCTCCCCTTACAATAACATAAGATTCTTGAATGCCGCAGGCTTGTGCAACATATTGTTGTAATACTTGCGGAGTAGTTGGGTAAGTTAGTTCAACGTCATAGTAGTGAACATGTGTATTTTGTAATTGTGGAAAATCTAAAGGTCGTTCGGTAATTGGTGTTCTCTTACCAGCTGACATGTTTGAAACTTTAAACTTTTGTAATGCACTTTCTAGTGTATCAGCACAACCTTCTGGCAAATCGCCAGCTACACCGATTTTAAAGGTGTACGTTTTTTGTGCTTCATTTAAATGTTCGACAAATGTTTTACTCATGACTTTGTTTCCTTGTTATACTGTTATTTATCCATGTGCTTGAGTTTTTCTAGCAGACTATTGCGATCTGTAACTACATACCCTTCGCCGTTTACTATATTAGCATCATCTATGTGACTTTCTTTATCCATTTTTTCTTTTTTAAGCTGTAATTCTACCATCTTTAGCTTTTTATCAAGTTTTGCATTCTTAGCGTCTAAGTTAGTTTTAAGCATTTGGCCTGCAACTTCAAACACACGCCCTGAATATCGTGCTTCAACGTTCATACCTAGATCCATTAAATCTTCGTATGCCTGCATAGACTTATCAGAAACTTCATTTAGTTCCTTATCAGCTAGTTCTCCTAGACCCTTTACCTGAGGTAAAGCCGCTGTAATTTTGTCAAATTCAGCTATTTCGCGAAATGTTTCTTTTTGTTCTCGCTTCGCTTCTAGTTTAGCTTTATTGTTATCTGCATCGATAATTTCTCTTGATTCAGGTAAGTTTAAAAGCTCTTCTAACTTCTTAGTCATTTCTTTCCTTATAATTTTTTACAGCTGATTTAATTGCATCTTCGGCTAAAACTGAACAATGAATTTTAACTGGGGGTAATGCTAATTCTTCAGCTATGTCCATATTTTTAATTTCTTCTGCTTGGTCTAAAGTTTTACCTTTTAACCATTCAGTTACTAAACTTGAACTTGCAATAGCTGAACCACACCCAAATGTTTTAAATTTTGCATCTACTATTGTTTCTTTGTCTACTTTAATTTGTAACTTCATAACATCACCACATGCTGGTGCTCCAACCATTCCAGTTCCAACTGTTGGATCTTCTTTATCAAACGTACCTACATTTCGCGGATTCTCGTAATGGTCTAAAACTTTTTCACTATAAGGCATAATACTCTCTTTTCTAAAATATACTGCTATATTTACCTAATCTTTATCATCCTTACTTTGTTTTGACATCCACTCATTATACAAATCAAATAATGTACGGACTTTTTCGCGTAATACTTCTATTGATGAGTGCATTTTAGCTAGGACTATTACCAAGCCAACGAATCCTAAAAATATGGGCCATAAGCTCGCCAATAGATTCAACGAGTCTGCTGTAGTTACATCGGTCATTTCCTTTTTCCTCCGTGGTATATGTCATGTTCATTGATGACTCTAAATAAAATTTTTCTTTGTTTAGACCAAGCCCTTGCGGCTTCCCACTTTGCAAGATTCTGTACATATTGAGCCTGGCGATATTTGTTTCTGCCAATACTCTCTTTCTTCATCTGGTTTTCAGGTTTAACTTCTATTAATTCAACATGCTCTTTGCCCTTTGCATCTGTATATTGAATCATAAAGTCTGGAACATAGACCGTTAGTTTACCTGTCAACGGATTCCTATAAGGAATTTTAACTGATTCACTAGCCCATTTAGATACGGATGGACTCTCATCACAGAACCTCATGAATGTGAATTCCCAGCTAGATCTATAAATGGGTGTTTTGTTGCCTAAATATTTTTCTTTATTTTTAAGACTATAGCGTCCCTGTGCATATTTTGCCATGTCATACCAACACGTTACGCTTCTCCAACTTGTCGTTTGAAGAATCGATCCGATAGCCGAGCGTACTGATTTTTGATCTATTATAGTTTAATATTTCTGTAACAAGGGCACTTAATTGTATTGAGTCAATACCTTTGAGTGTATCTAAAAGTTCAAATACTTTAACATCATCAATTCTTGCCTGTTGCATAAGAATTGTTCCAAGTGTTTGAGCACTAACTCTGTCAAAGTTTCGACTTTCAAAAAAGCCAATAACTGCATCAACTTGATTTGATGGAAATGATATGGATTCAGTAAAGTATTTGTTAAAAATACTTTTTACTGCATCAGCTGAATCTCTCGAGTCTGTTCG